GAAATTTACTTAAATTGACAATAGCAACCTCTTCAACAGAATGCTTTCCGATATCAAAGTTTGGATCATTTTTTCCAAACTCTTTTTCTATAGCTTTTTCAGCCAATGATGGCAAACTGAATATACTTGCTCCGTTTTTTAAGGCAAGCGCTTGACCACGTTTATTTACTATTCGATAACCCACATCAAACGGTCTGATTTCCATTGGGATTTTTATGCGTTTGCTTTCAGCTTTTGCAGCTTGTTCAAGTGTTTGTGTCATTACTTCACCTCATTAACTTTCTAACGCAAAAATTCGTTGACCAGATCGCTGATAAGGAACTTCCAATCAGATTCTCTAAAGGTCAAAAAACGATCTGCGGTAAAATTTCTAATCCTTCTATAAAAGAGTATCTTTAGTTGAATTGATTCACCAACAGTAAGGAAGATACCAGGGAATCGATGTACAGAATGCACTCTATTTCCGTATCCAGAAATATCTAAATGTATTAACATTACTGGATATGAACGTCCAACATTAGCTTCAACTCCGAGCTCAACTTTGACCTCTTCCACAATTGGAACCTCGTTAAAAATTGATCGTGCAGAAAACAATGACGATGGTGTTTCTTGCTTTTTTCTTTTTCCTGAATACGGATATTTTTTAGGTCTCATTGTTTATCCCCTTCCTTGTTTTCTAAAACGGCATCTTGTGTAAAAGTGTTGCCAATTTTATAGTATTTGTATTCCTCGGCTGTCACTTCAAACGTTTCTTCAACTTGCTTATTACCTACATATCCTGAAACGACCAGTATATATTTTCTTTTGGTTCTGGTTGGCACAAGTACCGAACTTTTACCATTCATAACAGGTATGAACGTTGTGTGAGGTTCATCAATGTACTTATCTACCACTGTCCCACTCGAAATCTGGTGACATGCTACAAGTAAGGATGCGAATAAAACAATACATAGGATTTTAAAATATCTCACTCCTTGACCTCCAAAAGCTCAGGATTTTCGTAGATGCTGCCTTCGTCCAGTTGATACATACGATTTAATGAGCCGCCATCATACGCTCTAAATTTCGGAATCATCTTGCACCTCCAATAAAATTATTAGCAATATTTTGTACCTCAGTATCAATTAATTTATTTCTATAATTCAATATCGGAGCCATAACATCATTTGTCAATGCAGGCTTCAAAATGATTTCATTTGTTTCCAAAAATCTTTTACCGTTAATTTTGATTTTTATGTCATAACCGTTAGCGATATGTTCAAGGTCATCTTTAGACAGGGAGATTTCAAATTTACTCATTTTTCCACCTCCTCAAAGCGCCCATCAATAAAAATTTCTAGTGGTCTAATCCAGCACCTAGCTTTTTCATCTAAAGAAACGTAAACCACGCATTTCTCAAGTGTTTCTTCCCATAGACCGACTTGTACTACTTTATACTTTTTCCCAGTTTTGAGATGAAGCCATACAGAGTTTATTTCAGGTATCATCACTCCACCTCCTCTATATCAAACTCTAATCTATAATGCCCTCTTTCCTCACTTAATCCACCATAAACAAAGGATAACTTTTTGATAACCTTGTGATTATCGTCTGTCCAAATACCCGCATCAGTCATGCCATCAATGATAGCCTTGACTGTTGGGTATAAGTTGGGTGGATCTAATTTAGATTTAGTAGGGCTGTAAATTGTAACTGTAACCTCACAAGGGTTAGAGGGGCTAAAAGCAGCCCTCCCTTTATCCTTGTTCATCGATGTATGCCAATAAGCAAAAGCTCTAATGCGCTTAGTAACTTTAGCTTTATCTGTTTGATGTTGCCTGTCGTTACTATTGATAACCATGTTTAGAGATTTTAGCTTAGTGTTTCGAGGCAAAGAAAACTCAAATTTCATCTCACTTGCTCCAAAAGATGTTTAGCCAACGCTAATTGCTTTAAGCTAAATTCAAATCCTGTAATAAAGAAATCGTTGTAAAATTTATCTTCATTATCTGGCAATGTATTGTAATGATCACGCATTGCTTCAGCCGTTTTGGTAAAGACTCTCTCGATATAATCAATTCCTTTGATGACTTCTTTTTTCTCACGCTCAAGGCGTTTTTTCTTTTGTCGCTTGTTCATCGCTTACCTCATTTCTTCAAATAACCTGGTGCATCATCCCCTATGTTGATGCTCTCATATTGCTCTTTCGTAACAAGAAACTTGCCATAAGCTCCAATAGTAACCGTATAATGCCCATCAACAATAGCTTTATCTGTTACTGTTCCGATTTCCCCACCAGCATTATCAACTTGATAAATAATGACTGGTTTTCTATTTTTCAATTCTTCTACTTGCTGTTCCAGTTTGGCCACCTGTGGTTTATAGTGATTTTTAGAGATTATCAAACCTAGATTTAGCATTGATAGCGATAAGCCCACAAGTGCAAAAAATAAACCAACTCGATTTTTATTTTTCATGTCATGTCTCCAAAATCTTTATTACTGTATAAATCAAAGCGATAGCATAAGCATCAAAGATAAACCAAACCACCTTGTCCGCTTTTCCTTTTTTGTAGGTTTTGTGCCCAGCAATAAAAATCAGAATAGCAAGGAGTAAGCAAGCGCTGATAACCATCAATTTCAGAAACAAGATCATCTAATTACCGCCTAACTCTTCAACCACTTTACTTACAGCTGCTAAAATCTGTTCTTTTACTTTGGTGTCCTTGATGTCATCAATTCCCTCAACTTTCCCAGTTTCTACATTGATAGCGATTGAACCAACAAAATCAGAGCTATCTTCCTCATCAGATTCACCAAGAATTTCTTTAGCACTCTTACCATCTAAGATATCTAGCAAATCATGACTAATATTGTGCATAATATTAGCTGTTTTAAATTTACTCACATTCTTTGCCGAAAGATAGTAGAGCATTGCCTCTTTGCTCTCATCATGTAATGTCTCCGCAAACTCTTTCAAGTTCTCTACGATAGTTTCAGCTGATACCGTGTTTTTAGTTTCTTTAGTCATTGTTTTTTCCTCCTATGCTAATACTGTAATATGTTTCTGGTCTGCTAGTTGCTCTTTTAGATAGGCTGCAATGTTTCCTACTGCATCAGCTACCCAATGCTTACCATCTGCCTCAAATAAAGCCATATTGGCTTGCTTATCAATCCTAAAGACAAATAGGCTTGCAGGTTGCTCAACCTCGCTAAATGTACGATATGGGCGCAATGTAACTGGGTTAGGTGTTTTCCCTTTAGCAAGGCTTGCCACTCCTGTTTTAACTGTTGCTACTTGATATACTCCGGTATCTTCAATTTCAGCCCCATTCTCAATCTTCAATGCGCTAGCAAATTCTAGCAATGTGCCACGATCATTATCGTCAATAAAGTTTGATTGCAACATGATATTGAACTGTTCCGATGATAGGAAACGGCCAAAAGATAACTCTGGGATGCGTGCCTTAACACCAACAAGCAATGTGCGACGTTCTAACTCATCATTTTCAGACCACACACAAACCTCATCATTTTTCTCAACTGCTACAATCAAGCGTTGGTTTTTCAAATTGTTGAGGTCAGTTTTGAGATAGTCAACAAGGCTTGTCAAGGTTGATAGCTCCAGAGTTTTAGGATAGCGTTTAGGGTCAAGTTCTTTGAGGTTGAATTTATTGGCATCATAATACTCTGTGCCATCTGCAGCTGTTAAAATTTCTAATCCACACTCATTTAGTTCTACTGCGTATTCCAATGCTGATTTAAGATTTTCTGTTGTCATATTAGTTACCTACTTTCTTTTTGTTGAAATCAATAATATCTTGTTTTGTTTCTGCTTGTTGTTCAATTTCTGCCACTGGTTGCCCAATATCCGTCAGAATTTCTCCGTTTTCATCAAAGTACATTTGACCAGGTACTGTACTTTTCAGCTCGTTAGCATGTACTTGTCCTGTATCAAAATCACGCCCAACAAGAATTGTTGTAGCTACTCCATTTTGAGGCGCAAATTTTGATTTTACCTCCATGATAGTATCAACCACTGTACGCTCTTCGTTAGCTGACATCGTAAGCGTGATAGTCACTTTTCGTTTTGCTTTCGCATCTGTATTTAGGTCAAGGATGTTATCAAAGACTTTTTCAAGCTCTTTGTCTAGTTTCTCCTGTAATCCTCCATCTGCAATGTGGGTTAGGTCTAACCCAATAAGTTTTTTATCCATATTGTCCTCCTGCTTTAAATTAAGCTAATTTGAAACGACGATAGCATTTTCTCTTGTGCAGCCTTATAGAAATCTTTCTTAATTTCAAATCCATAGGCTGACCTATTCATCTCAATAGCAGCCCTTAGAGTTGAGCCAGAACCTGCTACGGGATCAATGACAACATCGCCCTCATCTGTAAAAATTTCAATCAATCGTTTCAAAACTGGTATCGGTTTTTGCGTAGGGTGGATAACTGGGTAAGAGCTATCTTTTTCCCACGGGGCATGATTGAGTATCATAGCCCCACCATTGTTAAATTTAGGGAGTTTATCACGATATAATACCGTTGCCTCTTCAACCGCACCAACAATTTTCATATTGGCCTTTAGCACTTGAGGGCTTGATTTCTTTGTGAAATAGAGCGGATAAGCATTATTAAAACCATGCTTTTTCCCACATTCTATAATCATGTCTCGCTGTTGCCAGGCATGAAAGACAATCATAGCAGGCGCTTTCCCTTTTTCTTTTGGCTCTTTTTTAAGCAAACGGCTGCAAAAGTCAAAGAAATTATTGATTTTGAAATCATTATCTGTATCAAAAAATGATTTCCCTGCTAATCTGCTCTCTCCGTTTTTGTTGTCGCCATCTTTGTACCATCTAGGGTCAGAGGCGTATGCATTATTTCCTAAATTGTAAGGAATATCAGCAATGATAAGTTGCGCCCTCGGTATATTGTATCTCTTAGCATTTTCAAAGTGGTCATTGATAAGTTCAAATTTCATCACAAACTCCCCACTTCAAAAGTTTTTGTAACTGTTTTAAGCGATCTTGACTATCTAACAACTCCAGATAGGTTTTTTGGCTGATCAAGACATATCCTGCTAGGTCATGACCTAGTAACGTATCATCAACAAATAGCTCCATTTGCTCGGTTTGGGTGTCAAAGTGAGACTCTGCATCCGTATCCTTTTTCTTTTTGGTAAAGGTATTAGCAATAACCTCAATTTCAGACTCGTTGCTTAAAAATGATGATACTTGAGTATTTAGAGCATCGGCAAATGCCTCTATTTCCTCAATTGTTGGAGTTGTAACATTTCTCTCGATGTCACTTACTCGATTTTGACTAATGCCAACCATAGGGGCAAGATCATACTGAGTAAGCTCTGCCTCTTTACGGATAGCACGCATTTTAGCGCCATCAAATACTTTCATCTAAACACCTCCCCTCCATCTGAGTACCATTTATTTTTAAGTACATGACGTGCAATCTCACATTGCACTTGTGGTTTCTGATAATAATCCACTTTTGCCTTGTGCTTCTTGATAGCTTGCATAGTGTGAATTGTAACAATCGCTGCCCATGTGATAGACATCAAAGTTGTAAGTACCATAATGATTTCAATTTTTGTCATTTTCTGTTTCCTTTTCAAATTGGTTTAGTACTGTCTGAAATATATCCAAAAGTAGCTTTTGAGGTATATTAGACCGTTCATTGTATGATTTAGAAAAATTACCCCATTCAATTTCTGCTGGATTTATATCATTGTTAAGATTTAGAAATAGATTGCTTGCAAATTTGGTCGGTTTTTGCAAAGGGTAATCATAGTTGTTGTACCTTGTTGGGTTTTTATAGGGCAATGGAAAGCCTATGATAGTTTCTATATACTTCCATAGTCTCCCTGTTGCTGGGTTTTCGATTATCCAATACTTAGGCTGATACCTCTTTATAATTTCAATGGTATTAAAGGCACATAGCTCACCGTTAACACGTTTCATAAATTGCCTATCATAGCGATAATTATTATACGCATCCTCATAGTCTTTGTTCGCTCGAATAGTAAACATGCTAGGTGGTATTTGAGGTTCAAATAGACTATCTGATAAATCTTCCTGTTTCCAACAAGCGTTGCCATTTGTCATCGCACTAGCATTTGACCAACTCTCACAAGGTGGACTTGCTATGATTAAATCTGGATGTGGTAGCTTGTCAAGCGTATCAAATAGCTTATTATCGCCAAACAGACGTGAGTAATCTGCAAGGTTTAGAGGGATAAAATGATTGTTCTTGTTTTCAATATCGATCCCAATCGGATATACTTCAATATTCGCCCCCCCCCGAACTATTAAGCGTGTTGATGGCTTTAGTATATGAGCCGTTACCACTATCAAACAACGCCCATACTATCATTTTCTGCACTATATCACCCTCTCATCTTATTTCTGATGGTGAAAGAGTGTTTAGGTGGTGCATCCTCAAAGGCATCTTGAAACTCTTGATTGATTTTGCGGATATTGAACGGCTCGTAAGCGTGGAAATAAAATCCATGCTCATCCACATAGCCCTCTATACCAGTTGCCCATGCCAAAAATATTGTTTGCTTGCAGGTTGGGCATGTAATCCCTTTTCTGTGTGATCCGGTTTTCATCGTCTTGCAAAAACCACAAAACGGACATTGTAAATCTACCTTTACTCTTACGCTTTCTCTATCCATGAAAATCCTCCAATGTTACAACACCTGAAATAATACAAGTCTTATTGATTCGACTTGCTAAAGTATCAGCGTTATAGATACCATGAGTTGTTTCTATAACACTACCGTATATCCTCTTTGCCTGGACTATATTGTGAAACTCCCCATTTCTAAGTACTTTCACATAGTCTCCTGCTTTGATTGTTAAATTCATATTTCCCTCATCCTAATCCAACGGTACAAGTCGTCTTGCTCTGTTCGGGTTCGTTCTCCTCTTGTACGTTGGCGTGTTGTAGTAGTGTATTGTTTCTATTTTTACATTAAACTGTCGAGCTAATTCCTTTACAGTACCCATGCTCAACAGTTCATCGCCTTTGTAGAGGGCGTACTCCTTTTCTAGCATGATCATAGGCTCTTAAAACGGCAAATCATCATCACTGATATCCAATGGGTTTGTCGGTCTGCCAAATGGATTGTTATCACGGGTGAAATCAGGAACTGGATTTGTTGTGTTCCCCTCAAAGAAACTACCTTGTTGTCCGTAACTATTTCCATTTTGGAAATTGTTCCCTGTGTTATTTCCGTTTTGGAAAGAACTGCCCTGGTTGCTGTAACCCTGTTGTTGATAACCGCCATGATGATCTTGATGGCCTTGATTATTTTGCTGACTGTTACGACTTTCTAGTAATTGGAAATTACTAGCAACAACTTCTGTGACATAAACACGTTGACCTTGCTGGTTATCATAGCTACGTGTTTGAATTACTCCTGTGATACCAATCAATGAGCCTTTTTTAGCCCAATTAGCA